TGATGCTGATGAAGCTCGCTTACCGGATGTCTCTCGGAGAGACAAATCCCGCCGCACATGCCGCGATTCAGGGCGTCTTCTTCGGGATCATCTTCATGCTGATCCTCGGCGCATGCATTGAGCGGAAAGTGCGGCAGTAACTCTGTTCAGCACGCGGTTTGTCTGCGGACTTGAGCATTGTTTCGTACAAACAGGGAAACTGCAAGCCGCGTGCCAAACGAACTAGTGAATGAAAATAATGAATTATTCCGCCGCAGTGAGCAGTGCGCGAGCGATATATCAATTTGAGGGGCACGATGTGCTTCTTCGAAGCGGCAACCGTTTGTCTGTTGCCATCAGGCGCGATGCGACTGGGCGGCGGCGAAACCGGTAACGGATAGTTCATTACGGGTAGACGGCATTTGCGGGGGCAAAACGGGTATGTACAAAAAAGCTTTCATGCTTTCCACGGAGGCGCACGGGGTCTTATGTCTCTCTTTTACAATGCGTTATGACTCACAACAGAGGAGATTCCGCGTTTAGATCACATGCGAAATTCGGAAGCGCCTGAAAAAGAAGTATGAAAATTTCTGTAGGTAAGTGGAAGGGCACGATGGTTTTTCAAGCGACCGGGTGGTCGCTGACAGGCGCGGCGCGGCATTAACCACCGCGTCAACCGTATAACCAATAACCAAACAGGTGCGGCGCGGGCGGGCGGCGGCGGGCCTGACAACCAAGGAGCCCGAAAAAGAGAATCAAAATGACACACACATGCACAATGAAAACGGACCTCTCGCCGGAGCGCCGGCGGCTGGTTGAAAAGATGCAGCGACTCAGCTTCGGCCATATCGAGGGCCTCCACGTCCGCAACGGCGAGCCGGTTTTTGACCCGCCGCCTCGCGTGGTCCGTGAGGTCAAGTTCGGCGGCCAGAACGGGCCGCGCCCGGAAGTAACCAAGGGCGACTTCGCCCTCAAGGACGAGGTAGTCAATCTATTCGCGCACCTGGAAGAGGTGGGCGACGGCGTGATCACCCGGCTTGACATCAAGCATGGTCTTCCGTTCGGGATGGCCATTGAGGAGGCCGTCGCCTAACGACACGGGGGCAGGCTCCCCTATTGATGTAATCGAAACACCTGACAATCAACCGGCCACTGAGTGGAGGCGTTGTGGGTGCCGCAGAAGCGGCATTTTCAACGCCTCCGCTGTTTTAGGCGCCCGCCTCTGTCGGCATCCACACAACGCCTCCCGGCCACCGGGAGACGGAAATGGACACCAACAGACATAACGAACCACTCACCCCCTACCTTACCGCGCTCATCGAAGTCAAAGCGCGGCAGCTCGTCGGCAAGACGGGCTACACGCAGGATGATATCAAGGACATCGAGCAAGACCTGACTCAGGATCTGCTGGAGCGCCTGCCGAATTTCGACCCGGCCAAAGCGACGCTCAACACGTTCGCCGACCGCGTGGTCGGCCGCAGGATCTGCAACTTGATGCGAGACCGGCAAGCAGATATGCGCGACTGGCGGCGCGAGGCGTTCTCGCTAGACGAGGAGATAGAAACCGACGAGGGCTCGACGGCTCGTCATGAGTTCTTCAGCCAGGACAAGGTGGACCTCCGCAAGGAACCTGGCGACCGACGGCGACTTGAGCGCGAGAACCTCCAGATGGACATGTCGGCGGTGCTCGAAGGCCTTACGCCCGAGTTGAGGCGGGTGGCGGAAATGCTGATGACGCAGTCGGTGGCCGAGGTCGCTTGCGAACTCGGCATCGCGCGAAGCACGTTCCGAGACCGGTATCTGGCGCAGCTCCGCGAAGTATTCGCGGCCAATCGGCTGAACGAGTACCTGTTCTAAAAAAAGTTCCGCCACTTCGTCCCGCCGCCGGGTAAGTAATGTCCGGCGGCCGGGATGAACGGTCGGGAGACAACAACGTGGAGAAGAGAAATGAATGAAATCTTTTGTCTGAACATTCTCGCAAGCGAACCGGCCGACGCGTACCACGCGAAGCGGGACCGGTATCTGAGCAGCCACCAGCTCCTGGAGTTCATGAAGTCACCATGGCTGCATCGCAAAAAGTCGGTGGGCCTGATCAAGGACGCCGACTCCAACGCGTACCTCGTGGGCCGCGCCGCGCATGTGCGTGTCCTCGAAGGCCGTGAGGCCTACGAGGCGGAGTTCGCGCTGGGCGGGCCGATCAACGAGAAGACCGGCAAGCCCTACGGCGCGGGCACAAAAGCCTTCGCCGAGTGGGCCGAGGCGCAGGGCAAGCCCGTGCTGTCGCAAGAACAAGTGGAACTGGTTGAGCAGATGGCGGCCGGCGTGGTGTTGAACGACGAGGCGGTGGCGCTGCTGCTCTACGGCCGCGCCGAAGGTGTGGCGCGGACCGAATACTGCGGCACGCCCTGCCAGATCCGAATCGACTGGCTGCACCCGCACCGGGGCATGGTGGATTTCAAGACCTGTGACGATCTGACGTGGTTCGAGGCCGATGCGCGGCGCTACGGGTATCACCGCCAAATGGCGTTCTACCGGGCGGTGCTGGCGCAGGCCATGGCAAACGCGACGGCCGGGTGCGCGGAGGGCGGCGTCGCGGCGGTCAGCCCGGTGCCGGTGCACCTGATCGCGGTGGAGAAGAAGGAGCCCTTCCGTTGCGGCGTGTGGAAGGTGAGCGAGGAGACGCTCGTCCAGGCGCAGCGCGAGAACGAGGCGGCGATCCGGCGTTTGCTGGCCTGCCGCGAGAGCGGCGAGTGGCCGACGGGGTTTGAGGAGATCCGGGTGCTGGATGTGATGTAGCCACGGGTGAACGCGGACGGACGCGGATGGGAACAGAGGACGCTCGACTCACGACGCTCGACGCGCGGGGTTAATTCGGGAAACACAACGAAAAGGAGAGATGACATGTCACTGATGAATCAGATCAATCATGGGCGGAGGCACACGCCGCCGCGGCTCTTGGTGTACGGCACCGAGGGTATCGGGAAATCGACGCTGGCGGCGGCCGCGCCGAAGCCGATCTTCATTCAGACGGAGGACGGGCTCGACCAGATCGAGTGCGCGAGCTTCCCGCTGGCGACGCGGTTGGCGGATGTGGACGCGGCGCTGCGCACGCTGCTCCAGGAGAAGCACGATTACGGAACGGTGGTGCTCGACTCGGCGGACTGGCATGAGCGGCTCGTCTGGGACGCGCTTTGCGAGCAATACGGTGTCAACAGTATCGAGAAGGTCGACGGCGGCTATGCCAAGGGCTACATCCATGCGCTCACGCATTGGCGTCGGCTGCTGGGCGACCTCAACACGCTGCGCACCCAGCGCGGGATGTGCGTGATCCTGCTGGCGCATGCGCGGGTCGAGAAGTTCGAAGACCCGGAGTCCAGCGCCTACGACCGGTATTCGCCGCGCTTGCACAAGCACGTCACGGCGCTGCTGACCGAGTGGGCGGACGCCGTGCTCTTCGCCACGCGCCGGATCATCACCAAGACCGAGGAGGGCGGGTTCGGGCGCGAGCGCACCATTGCCGCCGGTCTCGGCAAGGACGGCGGCGAGCGCGTCCTGCGTACGGTCGGGAGCCCGGCCTGCGTGGCGAAGAACCGCTACGGCCTGCCCGCCGAGCTGCCCCTCTCGTGGCCCGCGCTGATGCAGGCGCTGGCCGCCGGCCTGCCCGCCGATGCGGCGCAGACGACTCCGATGTCCGCGTCCGGGACAGTCCCGGCGCGGGGAAATGAGACCACAACAACCAAGAAGGACTAAGCATCATGGCAAACCTGAACGGCTTCAATGCCCAAAACGTAGAGCCCTCCGGCAACTTCGAGCCGATCGCGGCCGGGAAATACCAGGCGGCGATCACCGAGAGCGAAATGAAACCCACCAAGAACGGCGGCGGCAGCTACCTGCAGCTTACGTTCACGATCACCGAGGGCGAGTACAAGAACCGCGTGCTGTGGGCGCGGCTCAACCTGAACAACTCGAACGCGACGGCGGTGAAGATCGCGATGTCGGAACTGTCGGCCATCTGCCACGCCGTTGGCGTGATGCAGCCGCGCGACAGCCTGGAGCTGCACAACATCCCGCTGGTGATCATCGTGAAGCTGCGGAAGCGCGAAGACACCGGCGAGCTGACGAACGAGATCAAGGGCTACGAGCGGAAGGCGTCCGCCGGGCAGGCGCAGACGGCTCCGGCGACGGACAACACGCCGCCGTGGAGAAGGTAATAGGTAAGAGGTAATAGGTAATAGGTCGGAGATCGGTGGGCTAGAAAAACGCTCAACGCCGAACGCTGAACGCTGAACATCGAACGCTGAACTTCAAACATGGAACTGAGACCCTACCAGAAAGAAGCCGTGGCCGCCGTCTACGATCACTTGCGCAAGCGGGACGACCACCCTTGCGTGGTGATCCCGACGGCGGGCGGCAAGACGCCGGTGATGGCGACGATCTGCCGCGACGCGGTCCAGCAATGGAACGGGCGCGTGCTGATCCTGGCTCACGTCAAGGAACTGCTCGAACAGGCGGTCGAGAAGCTGCACACGATGGCCCCGGATCTGTGGAACCGGATCGGGGTCTATTCGGCGGGTATGAGGAGCCGTGACACGGAACACCCGATTATCGTCGCGGGCATCCAGAGCGTATACCGCCGGGCGGCCGAACTGGGCAGCATCGACCTGATCCTGATTGACGAGGCGCACATGCTGCCTCCTGACGGCGAGGGCATGTACCGCACCTTTCTGGCCGAGGCCCGCGTGGTGAACCCGCATGTGCGGCTGGTGGGCCTGACCGCCACCCCCTACCGCATGAGCACCGGTTTGATTTGCGGGTCGGACAACCTGCTGAACCACGTCTGTTACGAAGTCGGGGTGCGCGAACTGATGGCGCAGGGCTACCTGTGTCCGCTCAAGACCAAGGCGGGGCGGCGCAAGGCCGACACGTCGGGGCTGCACCTCCGGGGCGGCGAGTTCGTGGCGGGCGAGGTCGAGGAGCTGATGGACGATGACGGGCTGGTTCGCTCGGCCTGCGGCGAGATCGCCGAACAGGCGCGGGACCGTCATTCGGTGCTGATCTTCGCCGCCGGGGTGCAGCACGCGCTGCATGTGCAGCGGGTGCTGGGCGAGACGGGGCTGTCGTGCGGTTTCGTCTGCGGCGACACGCTGCCGGCCGAGCGCGCCGAAACGCTCAAGCGGTTCAAGGAGGGCGGGCTCCGGTGCCTCGTGAACGTCAACGTGCTGACCACGGGGTTCGACGCGCCGAACATCGACTGTGTGGCGCTGCTGCGGCCGACCAACTCGCCGGGGTTGTACTACCAGATGGTCGGCCGGGGCTTCAGGCTTGATCCGTCCAAGGAGAACTGCCTTGTGCTGGACTTCGGAGGCAACATCCTGCGTCACGGGCCGGTGGACGCGCTGGAGATCAAGGAGCGGCCGGGCGGATACGGCGGCAGCAGTGTGGCGGGCGCGCCGGCGAAGGAGTGTCCCGAGTGTCGGGCGGTGATCCACGCCGCCTACAGCGTCTGCCCGGAGTGCGGATATGAATTCCCGCAGCCGAAGCGCCCGAAGCACGAGCCTGAAGCGACCACGGCGAGCGTGGTTTCGGGCGAGGTCACGGAGACCGAGCACGAGGTGACGGGGGTGTATTACAGCGTGCACGTCAAGCGCGACGCGCCTGAGGGGCATCCGCCGACGATGCGGGTCGAATACCGGGTGGGGTTCCACTCCTACAAAAGCGAATGGATCTGCTTCGAGCATACGGGGTACGCGCGCGGCAAGGCCGTCGCGTGGTGGCAGGCGCGTTCGCGCGAGCCGGTCCCCAAGAGTTGCGAGGAAGCCGTGCGGATCTGCGAGGCGGGCGGCGCGGCCGAACCGGTGTCGATCACCGTGCGGTCGGTGTCGGGCGAGAAGTACGACCGCATCACGGGTCACAAACTGGGATTGATGCCGCCGCGCTTGGACGGCAGCGACGAAGTCGACGACGGCTTGCTGCCGGCGTACTTGGGACCGGAAACTGATGAACTGCCCTTCTGATAGAGATAGAAGCGAGACGCTTCACAGCGCGGCGGCGGGTTATTTGGTCGCCGGGTTGTGCGCGCTGCCTGCTATCCGGGCGGAGAAACGTCCGTCGGTCGGACAGTGGAAGCGCTTTCGCGGGCGGTTGCCCACGGCGGCGGAGCTGTCGGCGTGGTTCGCCAACGGGCCCGACGCGGTGTGCATCGTCTGCGGGGCGGTGTCCGGTCATGCGGAGATGATTGACTTCGACGCGGGCGGTGAGCTGTTCGGGGCGTGGGCCGGGCGCATCGCGCCTGAGTTGATGGCGCGGCTGGCGGTCGAGACAACCCAGCGCGGTGGGCGGCATGTCTTCTACCGGTGCGAAGCGCCGGTGTGCGGCAACATGAAGCTGGCGCAACGCCGCACGGGCGACAAGACCGTCACGCTGATCGAGACGCGCGGCGAGGGCGGGCTGTTCCTTTGCACGCCGACGGCAGGGTACGCGGCGGTGCAGGGCGACTTGGGTGCTCCGCCCGTGCTGACCGAGGCCGAGCGGGACGCGCTGCTGGCGGCCGCGTGGGAGCTGAACGAGTATGTGCCGCCGCCGGTCGGTGAGACGCGGTGCTTGGGGAGAGGAGAGGCGGGGACGCCTGTCCTGCGGGGCGCCGCAGAGGCCGAACGGCCCGGCGATGATTTCAACCGGCGCGGGGATGTACGCGCGGCGCTTGAGCGGTTCGGCTGGGCGCGGGTGCGCGAGGGCGAGAACGAGTACTGGCGGCGGCCGGGCAAGACCTCGGGCTGGTCAGCCACGCTGAAGGACAGGGTTTTCTATGTCTTCAGCGCCAACGCCGCGCCGTTCGAGGCCAACCGCGCCTATGCGCCGTTCACGGTCTACGCGCTGCTGAACCACGGCGGCGACTTCGAGCGGGCGGCGGGCGAGCTGCGGCGCGAGGGCTACGGCGACGCGAGGCCCGCCGCGAGCGGCGCGGACATCTCGGCGATTGTCGGGGCGTGCAAGCCGCCGACGGCGGCGCGCGCGCCCGACGTGCCCGACCCCGGCCCGATGCCCGACGGGCTGCTGCGCATGCCGGGTTTCGTGGGCGAGGTGATGGAGTACTGTCTGGCCACGGCCCCCTATCCGAACCCGGTCATGGCGTTCGCCGGGGCCCTGTCGCTGCAGGCCTTTCTGGCCGGGCGCAAGGTGCGCGACTCCGGCGACAACCGCACGAACCTCTATCTCCTCGGGCTGGCGCACTCGGCGGCGGGCAAGGACTGGCCGCGCAAGGTCAACACCCGGATCATGCACGAGGTCGGCCTGGCCAACTGCCTCGGCGAACGCTTCGCCAGCGGAGAAGGCATTCAGGACGCGCTCTTGCAGACGCCCGGCATGCTGTTTCAGACGGACGAGATCGACGGCATGCTGCAGTCGATCAACAAGGCCAAGGACGCGCGTTACGAGGCGGTCATGTCCACGCTGCTGACGATGTTCTCATCGTCCAACAGCGTGTTTCCCGTGCGCCGCAAGGCCGGCAAAGAGGCACCCGGTGTGATTAACCAGCCCAATCTGGTGGTTTTCGGCACGGCGATCCCGAACCACTATTACGAGGCGCTCTCCGAGCGGATGCTCACCAACGGCTTCTTCGCCCGCATGATCATTCTGGAGGCCGGGCCGCGCGGCACGGGACAGGAGCCGGTGATTCGGGATCTGCCGCCGGGCGTGCTGGCGACCGCCAAGTGGTGGGCGGACTTTCGACCGGGCACCGGCAACCTGGAGAACTGGAACCCCGTGCCCGTGGTGATCGAGCACACGGACGAGGCCAGGCGGCTGCTCGTCGAGACCCGCGAGCGGGCCGAGGCCGAATACACCGCCGCCGAGGGCAAAGGAGATTCGGTCGGAACCACGGTTTGGGGGCGCGTGAGCGAGCAGGTGCGCAAGCTGGCGCTGCTGTACGCGGTGAGCGAGAACCACCTCGCGCCGCGGATCGGGCTCGCGGCAGTCGAGTGGGCGTCGGCGTTCGTGATGCACCAGACGCGGCGGATGCTCTTTATGGCGGCGGGACACGTCGCCGAGAACCCGTTCCACGCGGAGTGCCTCAAGGCCGTGGAGAAGCTGCGTAACGCGCCGGGGAACGAGTTGCCGCACAGCGTGCTGCTCAAGCGCATGAAGTTGGACACCAAGGCGTT